TCTTCCAACACCAGGTATTATCATCACCAAAGATGAGAAACTCCACATAGAGCCCCAACACTTTCAATGGCAACATCTTGCCCAAAACTCTGAATATCCCATACAAATTCGAAGAATAAGTCTTGAAACAGTTGTCCATCGTTGTGTTCTGTTGGCCGGAAGGATTTCCGGTAAAGCGAGGTTGCAGCTTGCCGTTTGGCAAAACCGCATTGGCACGTAGATTTTGTGCATACAAGGACTGCGCTGCCGCAATCCAGTCAGGTTCATACTTGGGAAACAGCTTCACACGCAATTCAGCTATCGCCCACTGCTCATCTTCAAAGCAGTGAGCGTCCCAAGCAGACCCATCCAACTCAAAACAAAGATCATCCGCATGGCGCGCCGCCAAAAGATGGAAGGTACGGTAAAATGGTGTCATGCCAGGTGCGAATGGCAATCCAGTCACTATTCTTTTACAGCCTTCCATAATGGACATATCCTGATCCTTGAACAACATACATCGTGCCAGTACCGAGTTCGGGTCTGTGTTAAACACTGCCCTAGCTTGGCCGGGACCACACTTACTAATCTCACGCATTTCATCCTTCAAAAAGACCGTGTCCACCACCATCAGGGGGGCACTATCGACTAAAGATTGATAATAGCGTGGGAAATATTCAGCAAAGTCCGCACTCTCGTAATAAAGTTGCTTCGTTGGGTAACGGTAAGACCAAGGCCAACCATTGGAAGTTGTCTGATCGAGCAGAAGCAATGCTGCATCGACAGTGAAAACCTTGGGGGAGTACTCCATCTGAGCGAGGGTGACAGCCAATGTCAAATCCCAAGCGTGTTTGAAATACTCTTGGTGAATGCTCTCAGGGGAATGGTGAACACGATATTTCCCGAGAGAGAGATCCGCCGACAGATCGTCGCGGACTGGATACCCGTACAAGCCGCTCCACTCGTACGGGCTAGGTACACCGCCTATGAAGGCGGTGAAGTAGGGACACCCGTTGTGGAC